GGTAGCCATTCTCCAAAAGGTACTTGCATTATCTTTGCCTATAAAATGATAAATCTGTTTGAACATCAGTTCTTTGATGTACAGGTGCAGATCCATATGAATCTTGTTTATCGTTATTCTCACATCTTTCCATAGATGTTGCATACATTTGTAACCAATTCTGTACTTGTTGTGGATCTATTCCACCTAAAAAGTTAGCAGCGTGAAAAAGGGATCCATACAAATATATTCCAGGATGATTTGCGAGCACCCAATTGGACGTGTTAGAGTCGCTAAGAGCGTTAAAAGATTTATAGTATGATAGCTTCCCACTATAAGTAGTATCAGGAGTAGGACCAAATCTAAAAGTTTCTGATTCATTATCGCTCTCTATTGTATATGATCTAGGTTTACCAGTTCTTGAACCACCTTTTACTTCATTCATGTTTGCTGGTGTAATATATTCCAAAGGATATTTTACTGAGCTAGATAATATGTAAAAAGATCTAACTGCAATAAACCCTGTAGGTACAGATACTTTTTCTGCGTTAATGGTAACATCATCAAATTGTTCCATTTGTCTAATTCTAAGTTTAGCATTAAAATCTGATTCACATAACTTTATAAAATCATTAGCTATTTCATCAGTTAAATCTGTTCTGTTTAACCAATTAGCTATAGATGTTTTTAATGCTGCATATGTATTTAATGCCATTTTAACCCTTCATGTATTTTGGTAATTTAGAATGTTTTAATGATGACCATGGTTGAACACTAGGACCAAAATGTTTTGCTTCTAATTTATTAAATTTATGACCTTTAATAGGTTTGCCTTGAAAGTCATATCTTTTGTAATTACGTAATTCATTAGCATTCATTTGAGATACTTTTTTACCACTTCTTGGATCCCATTTGTTTTTCCAGCTAGTTCTTTTAACACCAACTTTATATGCTTTCTTTTTAATTTGTTTATCAGCAAATTTTAATATGCCTCTACCTATTGCTCCCCACATTATAAATTCCCTTCTGCTGTTCTAAAATATCTAAACTCACTTGAGTTAAGTTTAGTTCTCATAATTTTTCTTTGAATTTCTTTAGGCAAAGAAAACCAATTTCTACTTCCATTGTATTCATTTGCCCATATTTGTAAGACCAAAGGTGGAACACTTGCTACTCGTTTCATTTCTTTTTCAGAAGAAACCCATCCTTTATCATGATTATATAATTCTTTATTTCTTTTTAATAAAGGATTTACATCTTGTTGATTATTAATAGTAAGTTTACCATCTGACTCTTGGATATACTTAGTCTTTATTCCAGCATCATATTCAACTGATCTTACTTTACCCATATTATTCTGATAGTTCTGTAACGTATAAATTTACTGATCCAATTACAGCTACTTTTTCGCCAGGCGAAACTTTAAAACACTCAGAAGATTTAGCTTCTAAAAATATTTTAGCATTAGTTGCTGTAGGATTTACTCCAAATTCAATATGACAATCAGCATCTGGTATTACTCTAATATATTCAATATTAGCACTAAAAGCAGATGATTGTGCAGATGAACCTGATGAATTAACCTTTTGTGTAGTTAGAGGTCTCATTGCGTAGTTGCTCCCATACATAGTTTTGTTTCCTTATTGTTTAGGATTTGTTCCCAGAACGTTCCAGGAACATCACCTATATTAATTATCTTCTTATAACAAATGTTACACCAAGTTTTTTAGCTCCAGTAGAACCACCATTTGTAATCATTTCGATAGATCCACCTTCTTCAACTTGGTTAGCTGCTGTTGGTTCTGATGAATCAATTGTACCAGCTGCTGAACCTGAATGTGCAACAGTTATTCCACCACCAGTAATCGCAGTTCCACCAATTTCAAATGATATTGCTGCATTTCCACCAGATATAGCACCTTGTAAAGCAGTAATAATTTTAATTACTTTTCCACCATCAGGTACTGCAACATAAGTTGATGATGCTGTTGATATGTCAGCTATTTCAGCTGTTAAAAAATAGTCGTTTAATGTTCTCATTATATTCCTTAATTGTTCCGATCCTAACCTATCTCAGATCTTCAATTTTTATAGAATCTGCTGGGCGAGCAGATTTAAGGTTACTCGCCCAAACAGTTAATTATTATGATGTTGTTAAGTCTGCAACTAAGCCTGAAGCTGCTTCGTTTCTAGCTTCTAGAGTTGCTTCTACAAGAAGCTGTCTTTTCTCTGAGTCACCAGTTTTTGAAAGTTCATGCATAGTAAAGTCTCTTAAGAACGCAATTCCCCAATAGTTCATGTCAAGAACCCAAGCATCTCTATCTCTAGAGAATCTGTTAGGTACTACTTGCAATTGACCGAAGTCAGATGCGTACACGTCTACTGAAGTGTATAAAGTTGCGTCTGCACCAGCATCAAATCTAGTAGAATTACCAGTGAAACCTGATAATTTTTGTTTGTTGAAAGGACCGACCATGACCATTGAAGGGTCACCACCAGCATTCCAAACTGATTTAATTACTGATTTTAATTGAGCTTCTGTGAACGCTCTTTGAGTACCATCTGTGTGAGCTGCATTTCCTGCACCTGCACCAGAAGCACCATCAGATGCTAAGTCATCATTAGTAACGACCCAAGATCCTAGAGTTCCCATTGTTCTTGCTGAACTTGAACTTGCACTTTGATTTTCAGCAATGTTTCCTGTAATAGTAGCTTCCATATCTCTTTTAAGCTCTTTAGCTTTTTTAGCGATTTGGTATGCTAATTCAGATGCTCTACCTGCTTTGTCTACTGCTTCTTGAGTACCAGTAATAACTACAGTTTTATCCATAATTTGAGTACTGTTTGAAAGTCTAGTAGTTGCTTGTGATGCATCTAGAGTTGCTTCATCCCCTTCAATTACAGCGTTGTTTGTAACTGCTGCAGCTAAAGAGTCTGTTTGCCATTCGTGTAATACAGCTGTTGCTGCAGTTTTTGCAGCTGAGCTTAGGAATGGCGTATCTGTAGGTGAAATGTTATAGATAACATCAGAAAGATCTTCTCTTTCTCCTACTGAATCGTACGTGTCAAACGTATTAGTTGGTTGTGCCATTGTTTTTTACTTTCTTTGTTGAGATTTAAGATTAATCATATCCATTATGGCAGCCTGAGCATCTTTAATATGTCCAGTCTTACCTAATCGATTGATTTTATTTCTTATTTGCTCTCTACCAGAAGCTATTGAAGGTTTTGCAACACCAGATGATACAACTTTTGGAGCATTAGCTACTTTTTTTTGAACGATAGGTTTTTTATCTTTCAAGTTTTTGTAACCCATTGCATCCTTTGCAACCATAAGAAATCTATGATCTGCAAGTTGTCCTATTTCTTGATCGTTAAAACCATAACTTCGTAATGAATTACGCATATTAAGTTTAAACTGATCAGCTTTATTAGGATCGCTGTACTCTGGTATTTTTTGTGCTGCTAACTCTCTCTGTGTATCAAGGAACTCATTGTATTGTCTTGTTTGAGCTTCTCTAGCCTTGGCTCGTACATCATCTAACTGCCTATTTTTTTCTCTCATCTGGTAATCCAGTCGTGCTGCAGTTGTGGGATCTTCTTCCCAAAGCTTTTGAATATCTTGACTTCCTTGTTCTTGTCTGACAGTTGCGTCAGCAGTAGCAATTAACTCATTCAGTTCTGATAATCGAGTTTCATAAGTTTGACGCAAACTCTCTCTTTGGCTATCAAGCTCACGCTTTTCAATACCTAAGTTATGAGTTTTTTGTCTATAATCTGAGTCTCTAGAATAACCTGCTTTCAGCTCATCGAGGCTAACCTCTATCTCTTGACCATTAACTTTTATTTGGTGGAGATTTGGTTCCTCTTGTAATTCTGTTGTAGTTTCTTCTGTCTCAGTATTTTCAGATGCTTGTTCGTTAGTTCCTTCAGACTCAGGTTGACTGTTTTGAACTTCCTGTTTCTCAGGAGCTTCTGATGGTTCTGCTTTTGGTTCTTCTGGTTTCTTTTCTGGTTGACCTTTCGGTTCCAAGATACCAGCGATTTT